TAATAGGAAGCCCACGACTTGTTCCCCCGTTGCTAAGTATAGGAGTGCTAAACATGAACCAACAATTGGAACTGTAGTGATAAAGCCTTTGAGCCAATTCAAAATCTGTGTTACCTTTGTATGTTGCTCCGAAGACGGATGCTCTTGCGAATGCTTCTTGTGCATGTGTTTCATTCTCCCATAAGTATCTATCCTTGAGTGTGTCAAGGCTAAACTTATCTAATAGTTTTTCATTACTGTAATTAATTTTTATACCAAGATATTCCTTGATACCCACTTTGTCTTCGACCATTACGTATTCTCCTTGTCGTGTATGTCAAGTATAATTATACCATAGTGTAATATTTTTAGCAAGTCTTTTCTGTTGTGCCCATCTTTATTTCCGTAGCGTTTTGCATACTTTATAATATTACCTATACAAAACCCCATCCCATGTCCGGCATCAATAATAACATCAGTTGCTTGATATTTATCAGAAGCATAATGTTCTCCATATGTACCATCAATATACTTTTTTAGTTCTTGTATTAATTGTCCTTCATTAAATTTATAATTCATCGGTTCTCCATTCCTTGGGTAAGTTATCTTCACTATACCATGTAAAATTATTTTTTTCAGCCCACTCAGCATGAGTACGCTTTGTTCCATCTTTTCTTTTTTTTGCTTGGGGCATTGGTGCGTAAGGACTTAAAAACAAAAAGACTAATTCTTGATTTGGCTTTAATGCTTTACGTATCCAAACGTATTTATTGTACTCTTGGTAGTCCCAAAACCTACCTTTAGCTTCAAGTAAATATTCTGTATTTTTAATAACTTTCACAAAGTCAGGTTCATAGTTATGTTCAACTATGTATGGTACTTTATTTGAATGATGATTCCACTTTTGTAAAACAGTCGAGTGAAGTGTGTGTTCCCATTTAGAATCATATCCCTTGGGGACATCTTTTTCTGTTGGTCTTATCTTCCTTGGTTTTCTAAAGCCAACCATTATATTATATCTGAGTACTGAATTTTGTCAATAGATTTAAACTTTAATTTACGTTTAATTAACTTAGCAAACCACCTTGGAGTATAAGAAGATACTAAAAATTTATTGTTTGCAAAAATATGTGTTTCATTTGGCATATAATTTTGATAATTTTTAACTGATATTTTTTGTGCTTCTTCTTCTATAAGCATAGTTTTTAACCACTCAACAACAAACTCAATTGATTTTTTTCTTACTGCTTTAGATGTTCTTCCGTTCATCTGACTTCCTCCACGTTAGGTTCACTAACAATCTTTGTAAAATATACAGGTCCTTTTGCATAATTAAATACACGTAATCCCTGCCCATCGTTAGCATCTTTATGACACTCAAATTTATGAGGACACCATGAACAACCTCTTGCAACTTTCATATTGCCTGCTTTGCCTTCAGGGATTGGTGCATAACAAAAATCTGGAGGAGTGTCTGAAGCAATAATATTTTTTACATTTTTAATTTTAGATTTAATATTTGGCTTATCCATATCATCAGGAATAAACATTGTAAGTTCTCCTGTTTCTTTGTTCATGACAAGAAATCCACCTTTAGTTGTTTTTTCGGCAGCTTCATACCCTGCCAACTGTGAAAGATATCCAAACGCATCGTCTTCTGCAAGTGTTCCTTCTTTAAATTTCTTAAAAGAATATCCTGATGCAGTTTTAACATCAACAACTTCACCATCTATCATGCAGTCCATGTGTCCTTTAATGCCACTCACAGTTATTTCTTTTTGTTGTGACGTAAGTTTATGTCCTGAAAGTTTAACAAAAAATAAAAGTAAAACTTCAAGCAGGTGTCCATACAAAAATTTAATTTGAGTGCTAGGTTGTAATTTTTCTGTGCTTTCAGATTGAGTGTGAGTATCAAACCAAAGTCTTCGTTCAGGTCTACCAACATTCGACATACGTAAAACAGGTTTACCTTCTACGTTTTGTGGTGTAGCCCAATGTCTTAACGCATCTGTCATATCTTTACCAAACTCTTCAAACATTTCTTCTGAAATATTTAATTCGTTTCCCTCGGTAAGAGAGTTTAATACATTATATATATCTTCTACTAAATTATTTAATTTCTTTTTCATTGTCTGCCTCCTTAAAGGCTTTGATTACATCGGATGAAAATAATTTTTGTAAATTTACAAGAAACATTCGACTTGCTTTGTGGTCACCACCACTCACAGTTTTAAATGTATCAAGTTTATCTACGATAGTTCTAAGAACATCTGTTTTAAAAACAAGAGTACAAAATTCATTGTCTCCTACACAAAGATTATGAAACCAGTAATCAGATTCGGTAGCTCTGATTCCTGAAGGCTTACCCCATGATTCATATTCAATACATATGTTGCCGGACTTCTGCCATAAATCTTTTTCAGATTTAACTTCAATCTTTTTATTTGTTAGCATTTCTGCTATTTTTTCTTCACGTATTGTACCATATTCTAGGTCAATGTCAAACTTTTTTCTATTTTCTTTAGTGGGTTTCACTCCAATTATCTCCTATCTTGTATTCACCATCCATAGGACAGCGAAGATTAAAATGTTTACCTGCTTCTATAATACTTTTAACAGCAAGCTCACCTGTAAATTCTGCTTGAGATTCTTTAACCTCAATTTGCCACTCATCATGTATGTTTGCAACAAATTTATAATCAATTGTATTTAATTTTAAATTATTATCTAACATTATTAATGCTTTTTTCATAAGAATAGCACCTCCCCCTTGTAATAAAGTATTTAAAGCTGCATGTTTATGTCGTAAAAATATCTTACGACCATCTAATCCTTTTAAGAATTTTTTTTCTGCTGCGATATCAACTCTTGTTTTAAGAGCTGCAAGTGTTGGTAGACTACCAAGAAAGCGTTCTCGCAAGAGCTTACCATCTGCTCTGCTTCCGTTAATGATGCTTCCAATCTTTTCATCTCCTGCTCCGTAAATGAGTGCATAGATGAAAGTTTTAGCCTCATCTCTTGATTTAAGTCCAGCAAACGTTTGGTTAGCTGTGTGAATGTCTCCGTTAATAATTTCATTTATGTATTCCTCGTCAGCCATGTAGTGTGCTAACATTCTTAATTCTAAACCACTTGCATCTACACCTACAAGTTTGTATCCATCAGGAACTGTCCAACATGCTCTACACTCTGTGCCATAAGGACTATACACAGCAGGAACTTGAGCCATATTGGGACTTCGGTGTGCCATCCTGCCTGTAATAGCACCAGTACATATGACTGAACCATGAACCCTGTCATGATTTAAAGCATCAATCCACGATGAAACTTGGGCAGCTCTTTTTTGTAAGAGTAAAAACTCTGAAATTAAACCGGCTTCTTTAATATGTTTTACTTTATTAAGCGTAGATTCATCAACAATAGGTTGACCCGTTGGTGTAAATCTTGTTGGTTTCCAACCGAAATCTTTTAAATATTCACCTATCTGTTGTCGAGAACCAAGATTAAATTCTTTTAGTTCTTGTCTCATAAAAGGTTTTATATTATTTGTTTTAACTCTTTCCGAGTATTCAATTTCGGTTAATCCTGATTTTGAAAGCGTACCATCCTTCTTTAATTTTGGTTTTACTTCTTTAATATCTACCCACTTAGGTTTAAACGTTTCATGTACTTCAGTTTCAACCTCGCTTTTTCTTTTATTAATTTTACTTAACAATAACATTGCTTCTTTCTCATCAAAAAAGAAACCATTTTCTGTTTGTTCTTGTAAAATTTTTGTGGTTTGATGTTCAATTAAAATTGATTCTTTTGAAAATCCAATACATTCTTTTTTTAAATAATTAAATAATGTTTTATTTATCTTAACGTCTTTTATACAACGACTTAACATTTCTTCAGAAAACTGAGACCAATCATCGTGTTGTTGTTTTTGTACCCCACCTAAACGATAACTCCACTTTTCAATAGAATGTCCTCCCTCTCTAACTGGATTAGAAAGCCGAGATAAAATAAGCGTATCTAAAACTTGATTGTTTTTGTGTAAATCAACATTGTATAATTTTTTAATAACGGGTATATCATAGCCAACAATATTATGACCTATAAGTTTATCTGCTGACTGTAAAAATTCTATGCCTTCTTTTATTTGGTCGGGTGTAAAAGAATAAACTTTATCGTTTTCATCAATAGCTACGATACACCATATCGTGTCGGCTTCAAAAAATAAACCATTAGCTTCAATGTCAAATACTAATTCCATACGTTCTCCTAAAATGGAATGGCATCACTGTCATGTAATAACTCTGAGTCTTCATAATCGTGCA